GCTAACGCGTCTGCCGCCTTGCCCAACCGTCCTTCCCGTACATCGAACTGCGTCTTGTCCTGGGTTAGCCGATCCCCTGCGATCTTCTCAGTGGACTCGATCTGAAGTTTTTGGCGAGCGTCCGCGGCTACCTGTTTTATCTTCTCCCGCTTGGCGTCGCGGAGGTTCTTGCCGTTCTGGACCAAGGCACCCCCCAATCCAACCATGGCCCCTCCTACCGCTTTAGATAACAGCCCGGCCATTATACTTCTCCCTTTTGGGTCAGTCCGGGAAGAACCTGATCGATACCCCCCGCCATTTCAGTTTTCTTCAGCATCTCCACCTCTTGGGCGGCAGCGTCGTTATCGACCAATCCTGCGTCCTGCGCCAACTTCTGGAACACGTCGAGAGTCTGGTACATAGCGGCTTCCATCTCTTCGTCCGTAAACGAATGGGCTCCCGCCTCTTCAGCCATATCGGCCAAATCTTCCAGTATCTCAATGCCTCCATTGTACAACACGTCGGGGGAGAGAGGCGCACCTGCCTTTTCGGCACTGTCCTGCAACCGCATAACTGTGGACGCAGTGATGTTCGCAATAGCTTCCACAGGGGAAGGGCTGGCTTTAATACGTTCAAGGACCTTGGGCAACCCTTCATCGCTGTATATCAGCTTAAAGGCGTTATCCACAAACTTGTCGTACTGGGCTTGTTCTTCAGGTGACACATTCGGTTCGTTACCCCCCTGTCCCGGTGTAGGCACAGGTGCGGGCGCCCCCCCCGTAGGAAGAGGGGTTCCCTGTTCTTGGCTGAGAAGTCCGGCCATGGTCAGTTGCTCCTATGTTAGATACTGGGTCGAAGGATCGAACCGTTGGGTGGGTGTCTGGGTACCACCGGTCATCTCTGAGCGGCGGGCCGCGGTGAGTAATCCTACATCACCTCCACCCCATGCTGCCCGGCGGGCTTCGGCATCGGCATCGGCCTTCACTCGTGCGGCTTCCGTATAGTCCCTTTGCTCATCGGCGGAGAGAGCCGCGCCGATTCCCTGCACAACGCCACCGGCGATACCAGACGCCAACTCACTGTTCTTGATCTCATCCCAGAACGAGAGGAGTTTACCTTTCGGTTCTCCCGCACGGGCGCCTGTGGAATCAGTATACGTTGGGGGGATATCCGGCATAGGATCTCGCAATGTAACCTTGCTAGCAGCCGGAGGCGGAGCAGCCAAGGTATCTTGACCAGTGTCACCTCTTAATGCCGCGTCACCGGAGCCACCTGAGATATTAGATCCACCGGTAGGGCTACTCAGTGTGTTCTGGCTCCCGACGAACCCTGTCACACCTCCTGTAACCGCCCCTACAGCCGCGCCACCTACGATACCTTGCTTAATATCACCTCCAGTGGCCGCAGCTATACCTCCGCCAATCAGGGACCCATACGACGCCTGGGTCACGGTTCCTCGGAGGGTATCTCCCAAAAGGGAGTCTCCAAAGATATTGTTAATTGTGGTGTTGGTGCCAATGAACGTACCGCCGTTAAGGGCTGCGCTGGCAGTGAAGTACAAAGCCCCCGCTGCGATAACGTAAGGTGCTACCTTCTTGACAGTCTTGGTCACCTTTTTGAAAATCTTCTTTACTGATCTGACTACGCCGCTCATGACCTTATCTCCATTGTGTACATGACCCCTTCTTGTATGAGGCCCTTCCGTCCGAATAGTTTCTCTACCCGGGTATAGTCCCCTACCGCGTCGGTGGCTCCCAGTCGTATCTGCACGACACCTGGGATTCGCCCTGCCCATTCGATAAACGCGTCTAAAAGCGCACCACCATCCCTTTGGGCAAAGAAGAATATATCCGTAGCATACTTAACATTAAGAACATGATATAAATCGTCAATCATCCCGATTATAAACCCGGTGACCTTACCCTTCCGCTCCGATACAAACAGACATGAGTTCCCGCTTCGGATCGATTCCATCAGTAAGGGCTTAAACTTCCCTTTGAGGTTCATGGGGTACTTTGCGTACTTACTGGCACTGTGGGCTTCCACGGCCAAGGCGCAAATCTCAGGTATGTCAACGTAAAGAGCGGGTCGTATCATGCTGGCGACGCCCATTCCAGATCGATGTTATAAAATTGCTCTACGAGGCCAAGAGTTGAGTCTCGAATAGCGGCGATATGCTCAAGGTAAATCTCCCGTTGATCGGCGGGAATATCTGGTGAAGTGGAGATCGTGCGGAACATATCAGCATACGAGTTTTCCATCACTGCGGACATACTCATGGCCCGATCCCGATCGAAGCTCGCTACGTTCATTGCTGCGATCTTCTCCGTCGAGGCGATATCCAACCCTTTAAGCGCCTGCGACTGGACCGCTGACTCACTTTGGAGTTGGCTCCGCCCGGCGATATCCTTCGTCAGTAGATCGGCACGTTGCGTAGACGCTTCGCTTTGAAGGGCACTTCGCCCGGCGATGTCCTGGGCCAATAGTCCTCCCTTCTGTTCGGACTCCTGGGTGGATAGCTCGCTTCGCCCCGTAATGTCCTGTTCCAGTAGTCCACTCTGTTGCCGTGACTCCTGCGCGGACAGATTGCGGCCGTATGCCTGGGAGGCATCCTGAGACGCGATCGGTAACGCGGCGTCAATAGCGGCGCTCACACCAGCGGTGGCGGCTATTGACGAGTTCTGTAGCCCTCGTGACTCCGAGTACTGCTTCGCACGGGTCTGAGCCTTCTGCATGTAAGCGTTATCTTTAGACAGAAGCCCGGTGATACGGGATTCTACGCTTTCGTCTTTTTCTTCGTATGGTTCGGCCATTATGCAAATCCTTCGTATTTAAAGCGTTCTGCCGGGGTAAGCGCCCCCGCACGGGGGGTTAACTGATCGGCTCTTGAGAGTAGCCCTTTGTTGGGCTGTACCTCCTGTTCCGATTGTAACTGATCCGCCTGGGTAAGTAGCCCTTTGTTAGACACGGTAGGTGGCGCAGGAGTAGGAGCGAGTGGCGCCGGAGTAGAAACCGATTGAACTGCCTCCCTGTCGGAACCTCCACGTTCTGGGCCATACTGATCGTTTCTCCCTATAAGACCAGTACCTCCTTTTTCAGGTACGTCAAGAGCCTTGACTTCGGTACTCGAACCAAACACATCCATCACCTGATCGAATACTAACCCTGCGTTAACCACAGGGCCGGTCTCTGTCAGACCTACCGTCGGGCCAAACGAACCCACCCCAGGGATTCCGAAGTGAACACCTTGTTCCAAAGGCTCTCCGATAAGGGCTTGATTATCTATTTCAAGGTTCACGATACCGCCCGTAAAGAAACTGACCACAGACTCAAATACAGAGGCCACTGCATTTAAGGGTCCGTACTCGTCGTTATCAGTGGTTTCCATATCACGGGTCGCTTGGGCGGCTTCCGCCTGCGAGATTGACCTGGCAGCTTCAGCACGAGCATTATCCGCCCGGGATGCAGCGGCCCTTTGTTCAATTTCCCTATTAATTTCATTGTTACGCGCGCGCGCTTGAGTCTCTCGTAATTCACGTCTAGCGTCAGCATCAAGCCCAAAACTAGCTTGGCCTCCTTCCCCCCGATCCCCTCCGAAACTATCGTCATCTGCACTGTTAGCCCCGCCAACATTACCGCGGACGTAACACGTAAAGGGGCAGTGGTACTCGTCTTTAAACAGTTCAGCCATTACACCCCTCCCTTAAAGGACATCCATCCGAACGCACGTACTGCTCGATACATCGTCTGGGCCTTCCACCAGCTAACGCCTAGTGATCGCATGGAGTCATAAAACATATCGTCGGCATCTTTTCTCGACACGCCAATCTTAGACCGATAGCACATGTCATGAACGATAGCAGCTTGAAGGTGATTACCAACGAGTGGAATTAGGCTCTGTAACCATTGGGGAATGCTGGCAAGGTCTGTCTCAAAATATTCGGGGATAATTACGTTGACCGATGTAAGACCGTCCTCAGATGTCCACAACGCTGTGAACTTCTCACGAACAGAGAAAAACCATCCTTTGTCATCAGTCGCAGGATGAAATGTTATTGTGGGAAGCCCACTGTATATCTCGGCACTCATGCTAATACCCGTTCTTCGGTTGGTATTCCATGTGGAAGTGATTGCCCTCAAATATAAAATCAAAATCATCGCCGAGAGCGGCCTTTGCCTCAATGCGAATTTCCTCCGTTACCCCTGCAATCTTGATGTGACGAGTTCGGAAATCAATGCCACAACCTGTATAGTGTAACGAAGCCCGCGAGTGCTTGCCGTCGATCACAGATGTGATAACGCAGTCTAGCCCATGTTTGGCAAAGATCGCATCAACGATATGGACGCCAAGCAACAATTCCGGGCGAAGGCCGAGGATACGGACGCCGGGTTTGATTACGATCGCCATTAGACGCCTTCCCCTTCAGAGACCTTCTCCCAACTGTTACCCGCCGAGACTAAACAAGCCTCATTCTCAGGAGATACTAGCACCATCGACCATGTTGTCTCTGATTCCCACTGTTCAAGTACATACCCAGTAAGAGTAGCTCCCTTATGCGTAGGTTTTTCGCCATACTTATTTTTAAGGTGGGTAGCGATTGCTTCATACTCACCGCAAAGTGCTTGTTGGGCACTGACCAGGGCCGTACTGCCGAGCAGCGCGACCAATGTTATGGCGAATAAACTTTTCATGATTTAATCCTTTCCACCCATGTTGCCACGATCCAGACGCCACCCGCAATAACCCCGATCACGCCACACATTTTCAGAAACACGCGATACCCGCCCGTAATGGTGGCGAAGGATCTTTCAAGCGTTTCGACTTTATCCGCTAGTGTCTTTTCTTCGGTAATGTGTTCGCTGATAACGTCCCGCAATCCGTCTATTGAACGACCAAGACTTGAAAACCCCATTTCCACGGTAGTCTCAAGTTTAACTAACCGCTCACCGTGGGTTTCATTTCTGCGTTCATCTCCTAGGTAGTTATCAGCCATATCAAGTAATCCTTCTCCAGCTTTTGTCGTTTAATCCGCGACCTTTAATGAACTCGTAACGGGGTAATTCACCCGCCGACATTACCCACTTGTATCGGTTATCAAGAATTAAAGTATCATCTTCCAAATCAATTGCACAAACTAAATGGTTACCGCCTGTCTCTGCTTTACAGAATATCATACGCAATTTAGCGGCATCAATTCCGCGCCACTTACATATGATTAAACAGGTTAAAGCGAACGCATCACAATCGCCCGTAAATTCCTCGCCCCGTTCAACTTCAGCTGCATACTCATCCCAACGCTCAGCTTCATCAAATTTCTTTTCATCACTTAAATAGATAAATAAACTAAATACCAATTTGTGAACTGCCTCTGCTATTGATTTGTCCGACATGCTTCACTCTCCGGCTGGTATTTGCAAAGTGTATAATCACCCCCAGGTGCAGTTGTAATTCCGCCTTCGCCAAGTAAACGCTTTTGTGGCTGGCAAGCGGTGAGGGCCATTACCGTTACAGCCCCCACCAGCACCAGAGCAAACAGGCTCAAAGTGCTTGCCCGGCGCATTAGTTTAATCCCTTCTTATACCAAGCCAACAGTATTTCTAATGTCCCTGTTGTTGATAGGTCAAATACTTCCTGCAACGGTTTTGCCATATCAACAACCCTAGTCCCGTCCCTTTTTTCTTGGTCAAGGAACAATTCAAAAGCTGTACGTTCTGTAGGGTTGCTTCGCAATACCAAATCATCAACCTTTGTAAACTCAGTTTCGTGGGGGGTGACCTTCGATAATAGCCATTATTTCTTGCCTTTCTTTTCGGCGGCAGTCATTAGCCCATCAGCAACTTCTTTATTCAATTCGATAAGCTGGTCTTTTAATTCTTTAATCTCAGCCTGTAGATCATCAATAGCAACTTGCATCTGTGCAGCCTGATTAAAGGCTCCATTGCGTTGTGCTTCCATTGCATTAATTAGGCTTTGCGCCTTCTCCAAATCTTGTCGAGCCATAGTATTATTCCTTCGTGTTGTGGGCAGAATTGCCCGGTTGTTATGATGCGGCTGTTGTTGATACCGTAAAGTAGTAGATGACACCATTAATTGACATAGCAATAGACCCTGTTGATGCGGCGGGCGTTCCAGCGGATACAATACCTAAACCCTCACACCTAAATGATGGTATTGTGTTCCCTGCCGAAAGGTCGTTGCTGCCAAGTCTAATTGTATTTGCAGCGGCAGCGACATCGGGGTCATTTGTAATAATCAACTGCCCCCCCGTTAGCTGGAAATCCTCGGCAACTGATACTAACTCCGTGCCACCGTCAATCTTGAATAAATTTGATGTTGTCCCGCCATCGACGATGAAATCAAGGGATGCAATCTTTTCGCGGTTGAAATGTATCTCTTTGTTAAAGCCGCCAACCAATGCACAGAACTCATTATAAGAACCGTCTGTAACAGCATACAATCTCAATGCACCATCGTTAAGATTCTCCGTGCTGCTTTCAACAGTTGACGTTATCTTTGAGTATGGGACTTTATCTGAACTTGTAGCCTCTTCACCATTGAAAACTAAAGCACCAAGAACATCGCCGCCCGTTGGGGTGCCACTGTTACGGTAGAGGTCAAGAACTGGACCTTCAGCTACCCCCGCATCTGTTGATGAAACGGTTAAGACCGTGCCAACACTTGCCGATGTAATAGTGGTTATACCGGCAGCAAGTGTGCTGCTAAATACTCCAGTAGTGCCATTTACCGCCGCAGGAGTGCCGCCACCAAGGATGCCGTCAAGTGTGCCTGTGAAGCCTGCTGCGACGACTTCAGTTCCTACCAATGAGGCTAGTACGTTGGTGCTGTCAGTTACATCTGCCGAGGCTTCAATGTTGGATAGTTTGGTTTCCTCCGCCGTGGTGTATTGGGCCGTGGGAGATGTGACTCCGTTGATTGTATCTGTCCAGGTATTAGCCCATCTAACACCCGTAGAACCGAGGCTGTCGGTACTGTCTGTGTCGGATACTATATCGCCCCCAGAAATCAAGGAAGCTACCGTAGTCGCACCAAATCCCGCAGTCCCCGTAGATACAATACCCCCTGCCTGAAAATCCCAATCGCCACTATCATCACATTCTACACGAGTGTTTCCACTTGACCCTGTAGATACTCTAAAAAAAGCTCCTGCGATATTGCCTGTAAGAAGTAAAACGGACCCTTCGTTACCTGTAGCCTCATTACCATACGCTTGTATTTGTGCCCCGCGATTTATCCCAGCACCGCCCCCGCCACGTATACTAACAAATTTATTATCCGCACCGTCAGACGTATCAGATTGCAATGCGCCTATACCCGCCGCCCCTGATAAAATAAAGGTAGTTGCAGACGTCATGGCACTGCTAGAACCTACTGTTGTAAATGAAGCAGCTCGCGCAGTATCCCCGCCTATAATACCGTCAAGATTAGTTGAATTTACATCTGTTGCCGATAACGTGGTAATGGTCGCTGCCGAAAACGCTACCGTATCAGTAGTAGCCAACGCCTGGTCGAGCGCACCAAGATACCCCCACTGGGTGGCGGAGATCGTCGTCGCGCCAATGTTAGCGAGTTGCGCAATCTCTGCGATGGTAAACGCCGAGAGATCCGTAAGTTGGGCGCTGAGAGGCTGTGCCACACCCGTGGTCATAAGAAAATTGGTACCGTCATACATAAATTCGGCAGGACGGGTGGTCAGAAGGTCACCCAGGGCAAGCGCCGTTCCATCCGGTCGCTTGGCCGACACCGCCCCAAGAGTGTTGAGGTTGATCGTAGACGGCCCGGTATTAGCGTTAACAGGGAAGAACGTGACCACCATTCCCTTGGTCAACGTGACCGTCTGGGCCACAGCGACCACATAGGCGTCGGCGGCACCGGTGTCCGTGCCAAAAGACACCCTGCCTTCATTTTGGAGAATCTCGGCAGGCAACGCGGCCAACCCTGTCTCAACGGCTTCAAACTCCGACTTTACATCCGCGGACCTCGCCGTGGTGTGGGGGGTAAGAGAATCACCATATACGAAAAAATCGGTACTCATCGCTGAAGTCCTCTAGGTCTATAGAAGTAAGTGAGCGCCTGTAATGTATGGGGTTCCTCATACGTTGCACTGGACTGGATAATCAAACTCATATTGAACCCCGTTCCATCAAGATACGCATGGGCGGAACCCACGATTTGATCGTCCCACGAAAACTCGTCCCATAACGCTTCTTCCCAGAAACCCCCTCCCCCCGCCACGCTAAATGACTGATTGAACGAACTGGGGGCGTCGGGATCTCCGTAATCGAAAGACTGTTGGAACGATAACGCCGTATTGACTTTAGCATCCACCTCAAGAATGGCCCGACTAAATCTCTTGCGACGATGGGGCATACCGATGTTATAGTAGGGCAAGCGGACAAACGCAGAAACAACCTGCCCATCAAAAGACGTTCCTTTATCCATCTGATAAATAAAACCATCATCGCTCCCAAAGAACAAAATCTCATCGCCGTTGGTGTCTTCTGTCGAAGAAGATACTCTAACAACCTTACCTAAATCCCAAGAAAAGAACCCGGTCGGCTTCCCCTTGGCTATGCCCATGATAAGAGCGGTGCCATCCGAGAAAAACATGCGGTACTGATCTTTGGACCTAACCCGCAATGAATCCACCACCTTGGACTTTTGGGCGTCGATAAGAGGCTGCACCAACTCACTCAACGTGGCGGACTTGAAATCCCCGTAATTAAGCGTCGCCCGCATATCAAGGACGCCCCTGTCATCCAATAATATTGGCCAGCCAATGTCTTGAACAGTCCACTCGATCGCCCCTGAATCATCAGAATGTTCATTTAACTGCCAGTCCGCGGAACTCGTCCCGTACAGGATATCCGTTCGATTTCGACTAAAAATCGCCAACGCTTCGCCCGGTAGGTTCGAGTACCCCACAAGGTCGTCCCCCGTAGATATCTCTGCCGCGCCGGTAACCGCCGACCAACCATACGGATCTCCTATAGATGAGTGTTGGTTGGACCCTCCGGAAAACTGGTAAAATAAGTGCTTATGGTGGACAAATAGGTGATGAGGTGTGTCCGTCCCCATCCCCGTGGTTATTGGGGTGAATATAGTGCCATCAAACTCGAAGCCTTTAGACACCCCATCTACCCCATACATTCTCCGGGTACCGGTGTGGCCTCCGAAATTCTCGGTCCTAAACTCATAGCGACCTGCGGGCTGAAGTAGGGTTTGAGTACTAGCCCCTAACGCGGTGGCACTCCCTCCTAAACTATCGGTGATTGTTTCGTTATCTATAAAAGTACCATTGACACTCGTAAACCTGATGGCCCCTACGGCGTCATTCCCTCCGAAAGTACCCGTTTGTACCGCGACACGGCTAATAGTGGCCGTAGCCCCTGACGTACTCCCTGTAAGGGTCACCCCTTCTGTAAATGCGGCAGTACCGGCATCAAATAGCACACAGTCACCCAGGTCCACCTCATGCCACCCATCAGACGTAGACTCGAACATGTGGCAAGACAGGCCTTCAGAGTCGTCCCTAAACGCGTAAGTAACCCCGTTGTAGTGCCATACTCCTCGGATCGAGCCGGACCCCGGGACCGCTTCAATTACCGCCCGGGCCTGTTCTATCGCCGCCTGCCCATAAGTGGCATCCAACGCATCCGTTGCCGCCCCAGTAAGACTGGCTGGTGCCGAAGCAACCGCGATAGTCTGTACACTCATTCGATAAGCCCTCTTGCTGATATGACCATTTGGTTAACCGTCATATTCGTGTTGTCCGTTTGGTTCTCGATAAATACCTCAACATAATCATTCGTTGTCAACCTGACATGGTAGTTTAAAGCCAATGCTCCTACATCCGTACTGGTACCTTGCTTACGGGTGATAAGGCTACCGGTGTCCACAGTGCCGTTCTTGGCCAAATAGAACCCAAAGACTTTATTCGACGACGCCGAGATGACAGATAAAACGGCATTAAGTTCAAAAAACCGGGTGGGTGCGCCAGTGTATCTCAGCCGGTTATTAGCTGGCATATCCATACCGCGATTGGCGGTAGAGATGACCGTGGTGCCTAATATCTTAACCGCGTTACTTCCATCCATGCTCGTTGCCGCAATAGACGTCTCAACCGCGGCTGAAATATGCAAACCCCCATAAGAGTCAGCCAAGGAGACCAACATATCCCGTATATCCTGTTCCGATATAGCCCCCGTCGTATTATCAGCAAGGAGGACGAGAAGTTCTGCAACTGTGCGTTCTGTATCTGCCATTAGTTAAATCCTGACGAAAATCCTGATGAAAAAGCGATTGGTTGAGAAACGGTGATATTTTCAGCCGCTACAAATGTCCCAGTGTGTTCTCGGATCACAAGGTATCCGGCAGCGTCGTTTCCTACCCATGAGCCACTGGTCAGTACGATCACTACGACGGTCCCTACTGCCCCGGAAGTAGCCCCTGATACGACCCTACCCAATGTAGGGACCATTACCCCTACGGTGAAATTCAGAATCCAGTACGTTTGGCCGGAAGGGCTAGGCAACCCATTAAACCGTTCATACCCTTCAATACGAGCGTACCCTGGTCCTTCAGACGAAGGCTCGTAGTTTTGTCCCGCAGACATTTTGCCCGGTGCCATCTTGATCTGAGGTGTTACAAGGTCAAGACCCCCAACCAGATTAAAGGATGTTGTTCTATTTACCATGCTACGCGGGCCTCACAACAAAATCAGGGTCATGACTTGCGTAAGTTTTCTTGCTCCCCCGCAACTCCGCAGCTTTCAGACGAGGAAGCCAAACCTTTAGGTACTGATAATTAGCCGCCGAAATTAACGCTTCGTTTTCATCATACGCGCCATACTTAACGGTCGCCAGTTCAAGCACGATCTGATGGAAACGTACAGGGAGGATCGATACATCAGTATTGGCGGCCAAGCGTGTCGGAGACACCCAATGCTCCGCTTCGATACTGTACACTGCGTCTGGCGTAGGTATAAGGATGATACTTTCGTTCTTGTCGATTACGAACTGAGTGGGTTCATTCTCGGTATTAACCGCGTATCGGTCACCTGAGTTTTTCCACTCATGAAAATCCATCTCAGAAAGAGGTCGGTACTCGGTAGTCTCAGGTTTGAATACGAAACTCTCTGTATCCCATTTACCGACAGTTCCCGCTGAGATAGCGGCGGTAGTGTAGGTACTCGTGGAAGCCAGAGTATTGAACCTGACGGTGGTACGCAGGAAATCCCAATCTTCAAACATGCACTGGATTTCTCCGTCCGCATCGGCAACGTAGTCCACGAGGCGTTCGTAGTTCCCGGTCTGATTTGTCACCGTAGTAGGCCCCGACCCTTGGATTCCTATGTCTCTTCGTAACTTCTTTACCATCTCAAGATATGTCATGCTGCGATCTCCAGCCCCATAATGCTTTGGCAAATGGCGTTATATACGTCAATAGGGTCAATCATCGCAGCACACCTGGCCGCAGACGTGACCTTATCTTGTTTACAATGCTCCCACCCGTAGTGCAGGAGGTGGCAAGGGTAACACGGTGTAAACTCAGGCGTGAGAATCCGGGTGTTCTTCCAATACTTCGTTAGGTTCTCAGGGGACGAATGAGAAAGCATGACCACCTTCGGCATGTCGAGCCCAGACACCGCGTTAAGAACCCCGGTTTCAGGGCCTACCACGCAGTCGGCCAACTCAGCAAATGCCAATGCCTGTCTTATCGACCACTCTCCTGATCGACAAATAACCCTATCGTCCTCTTCAAACCCAACTTCCAGTATCTTACATGCCTCGTCTCCGACCAACACCACACGGACATCAGTCATGTTCTGTCTGATAGTGGCGATAACCCTGTCCTGATGGGGATAAAATTTATGTACAGAAGATCCGGCCAGACACCAAAGAACCGTTTTACCAAACTTCTTTTTCTGTTTAGCCGCCCACTTCTTTTCCGAAGGGGACGCGAAGAACCGAGGTGCCGGAGGTGTACTTTCGACACCAGCGATCGCATGAGTAAATTCCATGTAGTTACGATCGAGCAGAAAATGTCGTTTATCATGGGGCCATGTGTGCGCTTTTGACCCGGGGCGGGCGAGAAGGGTATCCTCTACGCTCTCAGATAAGTTTATTACCTTGGCGTACCTTTCCGCCAGTACGGGCCAGAAATTAACAAGTTCGTCGTTAGGGACTTGGTCCTTGTCCTGTATAAGCGCACCAGACAGGTGAGGATCGTGCTTAACCACATCAAACCCTGCGGGGGTCGTGTTGATATGCACCTCGAAGCCCTGGGCCTCCAGCGCCGGGAAAACGCTACTGGCTTGCACCATATCACCAAACCCGCCGTAGCGGGTCACCAATGCAACAGGTTTCCCCGTCTTGCTTTCCCAAGGGGCCTTACGATCTCCAGCTTTATCGTCATGAGATCGTTTACGAAACACCTGATAAAACGAATACTCGGTTCCTTCAGAACGGACCTCGTCTTCAAGGATATCCCATTCTTTAGCACCAATCTCAGTCATCACATCAATAATGTTCTGCGGGTTCAGGTTTCGCAGATGAGCAGGGTTGCACCCTTGCTCCCCGATTTTTGGGTAATGGTCCTCGTGCGGAAGGTATAGTACCAGATGCCCGCCGGGACGAATAACCCGCCACCACTCCCGCAAGAGAGGCAACGTGTCTTTCTCCGAAAAATCCTCAACGGCATGACTCGAAAACACCCAATCTACGCTACCATTCGCGAACAACGGGAGCTTGCGTATGTCGCTCGACACTGCCGCCCCCTTGTCTGACCGATACCGGTCGATACCAATGGCATGTGGCCATATACGTTCGGGACCACAACCGATATCAAGCCCAGTCCCTCTGGTGTAGGGTATTGTCAGGTATTTAACCTTTTGGGCTTCATAACCGCAGGATGTTTCGATACTCCAAGTCATGTCGTTTGATTTCCCTTGATCTTTTTAATAATGGAGTCCGCGGTGTCCTTGCGAACAACTTTTCCACCCAGGTTTTTGAGCATACTACGAAGTTCCTGCAAAGGTAGAAACGCGAGGTTCACCCCTCCTACCTGGGTGGGCACCATTTTCTTCGCCTCATCCTCCGTGATGTTATCCGCGAGAAGATACCCGTCAGTACCGTACACGTCATACTTACCGTTGCCACTGTGGGCATACCGGACAGCTTGTATAGCCGGTTTGGGCTCAGGTCCCGGTGGGGCAGGGGGCGGGGCGTTCTCATTCTTGATGAGAGCCTTTGCCGCCGTGATATCTTTGGCGACCTTGGAAATACAATCATCGTTCAGGTCGAAGTCCAGACCATGCTGCGTGAATTTAGCACCGTTGCCTGCACGTCCGCAGACGACACCAAAAGTTTTGGTTCGATCGAGTTTCATTTATCGAGTCCTTTCGATGTCGAGGTTTTCGCTTTCAGCGTCCATCCCGTCCCACATATCCATGTTGGAGATTTCGGAAGGCTGATGGTGGACCATTTCGGAACAGGTAAAACCGTCTTGGAGGGGATCGTTGCTCGTCTGCCGATCGGCCCGCATCTGTTCCTTGTAAGGAAGTTCGTAGTGGGTTTGGTACATTAACTTACGTGCCATAGTATCCTCCTGTAAAGAGGGGTGGGCCCGGAGACCCACCCGCATCTTCGATTAACAAACTGTAAACGACTTTCCAGCCTTTTTCACTTTGTACTCGGGTTCGGAACCACCATTGGGCATATGATCCCCAATAGCGTCCCCTTTGGCGTAGTTACCCATACCAGAACGCTGAGAGAGGCCCATAGAAAGGTCTCCTCCCCCGGACTTGGCAGCGGCATCTTTACCACTTTGAGACATAGACTTACTATCGCCTTTGCCCCCGGAATTTTTCATTCCGTAATCAGAGTCGTATCCCATATCTTTTGGCATATGAACCTCCTTTTAGCTTTGTACGGAGTCGGCTTCGACTTCGTACTCGTAAACGACGGTGGCCTTGCCGACAACATCCGTAAGAGATTTGACGGAAATCTGTCCCAAAGCCGCTACAGCACTATCCAAAGCCCCTGAAGAGGCGCCAGACAGCGCAGCCGATGTACCGAGAGAAATCGTACCGATGGACGTGGTGCCATTGAAGACATCAAACCCATGAGCGGCAGAAGTTCCCGCAGTGGTAACTACGGCATGTGCCTTTTTCAACTTCATCTTCTGGAAGTTGGAAAACTTGGCGTACTCCGTAGTAGCTCCACCACCGGCCTCTCCTTGGCCGATAGCTTCGCGCCGAACGATAGTGTTCGGATGATCGTAACGTGTACCCATAACCTGGCCTCCTTACGCTGCTGAATCCCACAGGACGATACGTGACTGGTCCGCCTGTGTGTGAACAATACCGAAGCCGCCAAGGTAGTACCAAGCGACGCCGCGTGAACGACCGTAATCAGTCGGGATCTTACCTCGAATTTCTTCGGGGATAGAGATCGCTTCTGCTACGGTATCTTCGCCAAAAAAACACGCCCAGTCGGACTTGGAAGTAGACCAAGCGGCTGTTGCGGTTCCCAGACCTGCTGCGGCAACGAATGTTTGCTCGAAGAAACGGCAGTTCTCGTACCGGCCAATCTCGCCCTTGAGGATCTGCATATATCCCGGATCGGAATATTGGTAGATTTGCTCAAGATCGTTTTTGAACGGACGAAGGGTTGTTGGCAGAGCCAGGCAAGCATAGTCATCAGTACTGTATGGAGGAATATCACGTTCCTTCATGGTATCGATGATGATCTTGACGTGCTCTTTGCCCAGGTTGACGTTATTGGTCAACGTGGCCGTACCATCCGTAGTCAAAGTGATCGCGGTGGTACTGGTGCCCGCTGTAGGAACAACACGGAGTTTGGCCTGATCGAACTGCCCGGAAGCAGCGGTGTCCAGTGCCTTTTTCGTGTCATGTTTCAACACCTTGTTAATGATCTCAGAAACGGGCTGTTCAGAAAGATCATCCAGCTTGCCGGTATAGGGCACGGAATTACCATACTCAGTGACCGTCAAGGTTCCCTGGGTAATCGTGAACTCTGACTCAGGCATAGTGTTCGTTTCTGTCAACACGCCGCCTTGCGTGGCGACATCAGAAAATACGTTCCAATGGAAGGTATCGCCTTTGTTCAGACCCTGTTGGCTGGCGTCTTTAACGTCAGCAAACTGGCGGAACTTCGTCAGCGGCTGAACCGCCATACGGAGTTTATCGGAGAGATTTAATGAGTACAGAAATCCACCGAGGGTATCAGTTCCCCATAGTTGCATAATATTATACCGTGAGGTTATGTTGTTTGCCCACGGTCCTCTTTCATACCTTTAATGATATCCGATCGTGTAGGCGGCGGAGCCGGGTCCTCCCCAATGCTGGCCTTCGCCGAAGGGGCGAGGGGAACATCGGTTGACGACGCCTTTTTCTTGGCCGCTTTACGTTCGGCGCTATCCAACTTCTCGCCAAAGTTACCCGTATCCAGGATTCCTTTGACTTGATCTTGGACAGATTTAGCAGCTTTATCGATCACGTCCCAAGCAGACATACCGGGGTTGTCCCGAAGGATAACCTCAGTTTCGTCGTCTACCCACGACCGCAACCTCGTATTTTTTGCCAAATCCGGGTACTCACCTTCGTACTTCTTCACCGCTTCCCGTAGTTCTATCCGGGCCATTGTCTCACTCGCGACAGATGACACGTCAATAACAGGGGCAACCGGTGCAGCCGTAGTCGGAACAAGCACACTTTCAATCGCAGCGTCTAGGGAATCCTCGTCCCCATCGTAGATCGCTTCTCGGAGAGCGACGACTTTCTCTTTACGATCCGCTGATGCCACTTCAGGCACTACGGGTACGCGAGCTTTCGCATCGAACTCTGTTTCTCGTCGGCCAACAACGTCTTCCCGTTCTTTGACACTTTTCTCAGCTTCCGAAACTTTATAGAATCGGGAGTTGGCGGCTTCACCTTTTTGGTACTCGGCCACAAGGTCCTTCACGGAAACGACTTTCTCTTCGCCGTCGATCTTCACGGAAACTTTACCTTCCATGTCAACGTCAGGTTGGATCGGTTCATCAGGTGTTTCCACCTTTTCCTCTATCGTCTCGGTAGGATTAGCTTCGGGATCGTCTGTGCCTTCCATCTCCTCCCGTCTCCGGGCGGCGATAGTTGCCATAGCTTCATCACGAGGGGCCATGCTTACAGGGACGTCGGTAACCGAACCATCAGTCACGTCCGCTGGAGTACCGCCCGCTTGGGTAGGTCTCATTGGGATAGTGCTAGGATTAACCATTAGTCTTATTCCTCATCTCGTTGACGGAGTTGTTCCTCCGCGATTACGCCGCGCTCCACGGCATTCACCAGCCAAGTAAGGGCTTTCGCCGCTGCCTTCGCCTCGACTTGGAGAGTAGCCACTGCCGCCGCATCGGTGGGCGAGACTTTCTCCAGACGTTCCAAAGCCCGGATACGCGTTTCCTGGGCTTGTGTTTCAATATATTCGCATAGCATTGGTCCGAGCCTGTTTTTGACTTCGATACCTACCTTGGCATCCGCAAACAAAGAGTTATCGTAGGAATCAAACTCTTCTCGACCCCCGACCACCTTATGTATTGCTTTCCTCAGTACGTTCATCCGCCTAACCTCTGCCCTGGGTCATAATCTTTGTCTTTCTTCTTCAACGCCAGATCGATGGCGACCTTACGCTCATCGTTCCCAATGTTATCCTGATTGATCTGGTACTTGGTCTTGATCTCCTCGACGGTGAGGTTCTCCACCGATGCCAGCTTGATAAGATCGATTTCCGCTTGCTTCTCAGCCAATGTGGCTTTCGTCTTCATCTCACGCTCGGATATAATTTCCTTGCTCTTACGATCTTTCTCAGCATCCTCCAGCTTCATCTGAAGGATCTTCATTTCCATATCGGCCTTGACCTGCGCGTCAGACGGTGGCTGCGGTTGCTCCTCGCCTTCCGGCGGGATATTAACAAAACGTAAACCATCTTTGTAACCCGCGGCACCAAAGACTTCACGGGACAATTCTCTCCGGTTCAACTCCCCCGGTAACAAGTAGGGCTCGGTGGTCTTCACGGCCAACTGGAGTTTTTCCATCCGCTTCTGCGGGTTCGTGGCGTTAAACCCGACCGAAATCGTGGTCGTCAGTTCCTGCGCCAACATCTTGTCGGTGACCCGATCGATCCCGAACTTCTGAAATAGCTTGGCCTTATCCGCCGCAATCTTCAATATACGCTCGTCAGTCTCGTACCGCTGGATGAGTTTAAGCACTTGGCGAACAACCAGTTCATACCAAGTCTCAGAAAACACCCGGATCTGGTACTCTGTCAATGCGTCCGACCCTTGCGACATCAGATTCATTCCTCCGACAGTCTCGTTAAGGGACCGGTTGGAAGCAACACTAGAGGTGGAGAAACTGCCTGCAATATCATCAAAATCAGCGTTTAGCCTGTCCTGCTCCTCATACGACGACCGGGTAACGTCCGAGTTCTTCAGTTCCCGAACACCCTCCATGTCGTCGGTCAGGATAGCCCCGCCCGGCACACTGCGACTCAGAGCCCCTCGATCCGTACCAGACCCACGGTCCACAAGGAAACGGGCATTCATGGCCAGTTCCACATTATCGATGCGTTGGTTAACGATACTGTTGGCCTGCGATTGCAAATCTTGCGACAAGTTGGCGACACTGGAGGGGTTTACCCTGTGTGTATCAATAACCACATTGCCAAGAACGTACGGACGCCCATCCGGATACACTTCATCGAGCGGAACCGGTTGGGTCAGCATGTACTGTGTGCCCGCGGTGAAATAGAAATAGTCCCGGCCTCGGACGTTGATAATGTTTTTATGAATCCAGACGATGTCGTACGCCGTGACTTCATGGTTATTACCCATGCGGTCCCGCTTGTACCTGCCCTCTCTCGCCATCCGGGTTGAATCTTCTTCATGCTCGATACGGCGGGTTGACTGGAGTTGCGTCGGGGTCAAGGTCGTCCACTCCGGTGCCCCTGTCCGGTCGTCCTTCTTGGTCATCTTGTCGATAACATCCGTGATGTACATCGGCATAATCTCGATAATGTAGGGGCTGGAATCTACGGGGTCCGCCCAGTCACACGCCGGATCGACCCTCATATTCTCAACAGGTATGATCCGTACGTTAGGGTGGTCTTTGATAACGGTCCCGTCGTCACGGGTCTTATACTTCCAACTCTGTTCGGACCAGACGATCCCGTACGTCCATGCATCCTGCGCGGCGCCGACAACTGTCTTAAACCACGGGACGTTCTTGTTCAAATGATAGTTCAACAGGTAATGCCCGACCTCGGCACTGGCCACTTCTACATCATCACTGTGGTTCTCCGGCGATACGTTAGCCACATCCTCGGACGAGAAAAACGCAACGGCAACCGCGGACTCAAAGTCTCGTTCTGCCGCACGGGTCTTGGGCCGGAACAACCTGCTTCGACGCCGATAATCATTACCGTGGTACTTGGAACCCTGGGGGTGGATACCCATCAGGTTGGATATGTTACGTTCCCACTGGCGGCGCAGGTTCGCGTCCAGATAATCAGTGGACATCCGAAACGCCTGTTCCGCCAGAGTCAACCAAGCTCGATCGCCATCATTGCCTCCGCCGGGGAGGTTCTGATCTATATCGGGGTTATCCCGATTGGGGGGCATCTTCGCGGTGGCTTCGCTCATTTTTGATACGACGCTCCAATAGAGAAAGTAAAGGTACCGTCCGCAGATCCACTGCCGACCGTCGCAAGAACTTTCCAGGTTAAAGGTAGTACATCAGACACGGAGACATTCGCTGTTTCAGCTATACCAGGGTATATGGTTAAGACATCGGTTCCTGTACCGGTTTTCTGAGCAAAAGCTGCACCGGGAATATCAAAATATTTTCCGCTAATAGGGCCCTTTCCCTGCACTTTGATATCCAGTACTTCCGTCGTACCTGCCGACGCGGTGATATCCAGATAAAGAGTAACCCCCCGTGCCTGCCGGTTAATTTGATCACTGCTTGAAAAAGGACTCCCTGCTTCGGCTCGCGCCGCAGACGCTAACACTGTTATCTCAGTGTTTTCATTCGCAGTCCGAACACGTCCGGCACTGTCCATTTGAAGATCCGCACGATCGCCATCCGCATACGCTTGATCGGAAGAGTTATATTTACCCCCGATTTTTACAGGAGGGCCAACATCTGCTTCATTGTCCGAAACATTGCCACCCATTGCACCGGCTGAAGTGTTTACCATTACGAATTATCTCCTACTAATATGCCCCGAACGTCCCGTTGGGCGTTCATCCAGTCATCAAGATTAAACTTACCGCGATTCATTTTGAACCGTTCCAGCATCTCACCCCCTGCCCGAAGAACACATCTGAGCGCAGGGTCATTGTTGATATCGGATATCATCAGTCTGAAACCATATTTCATATCGAGAGCAGGGTTCCAGATGTCAACGACCCCGCCAACCGTATTGGCGTGTACCGCCCAGGCCCAATTCGGGTAAGCCTTGTTCAAAGCGTCCCCGACGTCCTTTGACATCGTAAGGTCTTCCGCTTCGGTTTCAATTTCGTTGTCGAGAAGTTTCATTTGTAGGGGTCTCTCTTGGCGTTAAACTTTCGATTGTTACTGAACTTATACGCAACCTCTGGCTCCGTCCGACGCTTGGGATCTGCACGTTCTACCATCTGCCGATAACTGTAGTTTCGGGACGTGACCTTGATAACGGGGGTTCTGGCCATCAGAAAGTCTCCAGTATTTCATCTTGCAAATTAGCGTCTCGTGCGAACTCGTTCTCTACCCGGGCACGTCTTAGCCCAGATACAACGAGGTACCGTGTGGCGTCCATTAAATGGTTAAATTCCTTAATAACTTTCCCATTTTCGTCACGTCGGTACATCCGGTACTCCGCCAGAAAGTTCGTACAGGTCGAAAAAACCTTCAATCGCCCCGTCGTCAACCGCTGCCACATGGTAAATAGTCCTGACTCAACGGCGTTGTCCGCAGGGGCCAAACGTAGCCTTTCCCGCTTATAATCCCGCAACAGGTTCTCCCCGTCTCGCTGGCCTCTGCTACGGCTGGCCGGGTCGATAACCCCGGGTATCCAAGTGCCGCGACCCCTGATGGCCGAAGCGTGGATCGCCGGGACCGTCTTGCCCATATAGTGCTCGGAGTACAGGAACAGGATATCCGACTCCCGGTCCAACGCACCCCAGATCGCCGCTGTCCGGTCCCAACCTACATCCATGCCGTACGCCCTGGGCCACCAAGGCAACAGATCGAACGGTTCGATAACGAATGTGGACTCCTCGACTGGGAAGATCGCACCGGACCCCAACGACGGAATCCCCTTGGAACGGGCGTCCCGCAGGTGGGGGGGAGTCGATTCCAACAACTCACGCTTCATCTGCTCGGTCAGGTGCGGGACGTCATCCCAACCAGCATTAACGAGGTACTTTGAGGGGCTTATCTCAGGCATCAGTCGTCTTCCCCTTGTCCCTTCGCGATCGTTAACACCTCGGATAACGCACACTGGGTAGCCCCAAGCATCGAGTACCCTCCAACCGTCCCCGCTATATGGTAAGTCCCAACACCGTTATGATGCCGTTTGACAATAATTATCCCCGCGATCTCACCTGCTTTCGCCTGCTCCAAAGCACCCTCTAATGCCGCAACTGCCGTAGAGTCAACACGACCGGGAGTAATATCGATACCCCCTAATAGGCTGATAACCTTACTCATAACGTACCCTCCTTCTCCAAGTACCAACCTCGGTTAAACTGTGAACGTATGGCCCAATGCCCTTCCAGAACCTTCCGCAGACGGGTCAGATGCGTACAACTCCGCATGGTCAATGGCCTTATGGCGTTGAGCGGCCAGATAGCTTGGGCCAGGTCCTCCCTGCTACAGACCCTCTTGCCCATCAGGGCCATTAAAACATTGTGTTCACTGGGGGTTATCTTATGAACCACCCCTTCCACAGTGACCCGGTACGGCGGACGCAACGTGACTTTGGGCATCTTCACACCTCCAGCCTCGACTCTTGGGGCATAAAGCTCAGGACCACCTGTGACATACCGGCCAAGGGGGTGAACGTGATAAGCACCATCCCGTTGGTCGTCGCCGTCCGGATCAACTGCTCGCCATAAATATCCATCGGTGGTTCTTCGTCATCCCAGATCCCGTCTTGCTCCGTACCCTCAAAACTGTCCCGGCCCTGTTGGTAACTCTTGAGTCCCAACTGGCTAACTCCCCCACTTATGTGCTTGACATGCACGGTGTCCATCAGGTCATGAACCCCTGCCTTCCGAGTCCACTTGATGATCGTGTCCTGCCGGATCAGCCCCGTCCCAATGTTACCCATGGGTCCCATCAACTTGGCCTGAACAATGTCCCGGGTGGTCTCGTTCGTCTTACCCGCCGCCCACCACTTAACCGGCTTGGTGAACCGGCGGCCAGGCCACCAGTCAGGGTACTGCCCGGTCAGATGCACCGCGGTCTCATACCCGCCCATACCCTCAGTCTTCCCAACCCTGTTCGCGCACATCGCGCACCGTTCCCGGTATAACAGCCCGGCCCCGAAAAACTCCAAATGCTTCGGATACAACTCCCGCCGCAGTGGCCCCTCATCCGGATAGTACTGATCGATCGCGTTGGTATCATAACGCCGGACCTTCTCCTCCCTGAGTTCCATCTCCTGACGGGCTGATAACGTCATGCCACCAACCTGTTCACAATCCGCCAGCCCCCCGTGTCCGGTAGGTCACTCGGCTTATCCACCCATTCCGGGACGAACGCCATAAAAGCGTTACTCACGACACGTACCGTGACGTCAGAACCTATCTCTGTGACGTCCCCTTTGAGTTCAACGATAAACCGGGTCCCTTTCTCCAGATCCGTCTCCGCCTGCACCACGATCCGGTCAACCGCAAACTGCAACTGCCGCAACTGCCGCTTCGGCGTCGGTTTGGGGTGGTACCGCGCCCCTGTTAAGACATAGTCCGGGGTCATTCCAATACGCCTCCACCCACCACGTACGCCTGCGCGGATGCGTCAAACTTCCAGTCTGCCTCATCCAGCAACCAAGGCGGTCGTGATGTTGGCTCGACAGGTTCGGTCGTCAGCCTCATCTCACTCTTCCGGACTGTCACATGAACCTCATAGTCCGTGGGCCCGGGTTCTGGCCGCACGTCGGCCAGTATCCTCACCAACGCATCAAGAGTGGCCTGCCATGTGCCCTGTGGCTGAATCGAGATAATCATATCGCGACGTACCCGTCTTCAAACGCCTTGGCGGGGCTAAACGACATATAACCATCCGCATAGATCACCAGATACCCCCCGACTTGAGGGTTATGCTTGGCGAAGAAGTCTTCGGCCACTGTCACAAGGCTGCCGTCGTCCAGCACCAATTGGATACACGTAGGACTGATGTAGGTGATCTTGGAGGCGTGGACCCTCTTATGACATGTGTAGACTTGCATTTGGGATACTTTAAGCATGATTGGCTCCGTTTTTTACATTGTGCCGCCGAAATTTTCAGGATCGAGCCTACAGGCCCATCGTACTATCTTCCCCTGTGCAGGGCCACTGTAGGTTACGTTGGGTTGATGTACAGCTAGAGGGGCGCTCTTACAGCGAACAGGGCGTTCTGTAGGGGGAGGGGGGTAATATACATCCGTACAGGTAGTCGTATGGGACCCGCTCGATCCTGTGGGAAAAGTTGGGTTTCGTTTGGTTCCCATTTCAGCCTTCAATCTCGATGAGTCTAGCGTTCGCCGCCAGTAGCCTACGGTCGATCTCCTCATCTGTTAAGTTCTGGACGGACAGGGTGGCGTCGATGTCTATTTGTTTAGCGTCGCCCCATGCCTTACGTGACAGACGAGTAGCAGCCCACTGTCTGATATGAACCCGGAGCTTCGACCGGTTAACATGCTCGGCGTCCAGCACCCGCTCAACCCTACCGTCGCGACGAGTCACGTCCTTATAGTCCTGACTGGCATCGTCAGCGATGTCCTGCGCCTGTTCAACCAAGAGGTCCGCCTTGATGGCGGAGGCAAGCTCTAACGCCTCGGCGAACTCCATGACCTCTTTACGCCACTGGTAGACGGTAGCAGCAGGGGGAAACCCTGGGCGACGACACGCAGCCGCCAGACTCAAGCCCCCAGCCACGGACTCACACAGTAAGGAGGCTAGACGAGCGTTGAACTCTGTAGGGATGGCTAGTGGATTGTAGGTCATACGGACTCCGGTCGCGCGGTCTGTTGTAGAGGGCTAGAAGAGACTTCGGGCTACCCTAAGAGCAACCCGGCACAATGTGAAACGTACAGAAACTAAGAGCCTAGAACCTACGTTTCCTTTAGTTTCAATAGCTTAGGGGATAACCTCCGGACTCACCTTTTCACCTCTTGTCCGATTTAGCATGTCTAATGTCTCCATTAATAACAAAGGGTTACGAGTAAACCCTTGCCTATACCTAAAAGTACTTGTCGACCTTACTCAGCAACGGTTACAGCCACATTAAAGCGTCAATCGGACTCTACTTTCAAAAATTCGTTCCCTCCTGCCGCAGCCTCACAGCGTCACCGCTACGCTACACCCTACGCTTGAAGCCTACGCTCTACACCTCCTACACCCTTATACTTACCAACTACTAGAAAAGAGAAGTAGAGTCCGATTAGACCTTAAAAACTCCTGTAACCCATAGCCACCAAGGTCGACAAGTACTTTTGAATAGAGTCTTAGCTTCTGCCCTTAACCCTTTGATATTAATGACTCCATTAGCCCCTTAATACAGCCTTAACACTCGGCAGGTAGAGTCCACGCCTACACACCTAACAGCATGAAACCAAAGGATTCACGCCATGGAGATACTAGACAAGACCACTTTTGCACCCCTTTATAGAGGAGAATCAAAGGATATGCGCGGCCTGCGCTTGACCTCTGCTAACTTTACAGCCCTGACCATGGTAGGCTTCAACTTACACGGCTTGGACCTGCGAAGCGCATATTTTCACAATACAGACCTACGATACGCGAATCTGGACGCCACCAACCTGACCGGAGTCGACCTGACAGGCGCAAGGCTCTGCGCCGTTTCGTTCCGATTCGCCAACCTGACCGGCGCGGACCTACGAGGGATGAACCTCCATTCGGTAGACTTCACAGGCGCAACGCTGGACCATGCCGACCTCACAGGGGCCTATCTGGTTAATGTGGCTACAGGCATGACCAGCGCAACAGGAATCAACCTCACATGCGCACGGTTCACCGAGCGATACGCCAGAGACGGAGACGCCCGCCTTGCTACGTTTATGTCCGGTATCACTTGACACCTAGTGCGCATTGTGCGCATTATAATGCGCCCACCCCCGGAGCCTTAACAGGTGGCCGGGGTGAAAGGGTGAAAACAACACACTGGAGGACTCAACATGAACTCGTAGGCAGTAAGGTTTACGTCCAGTTCGAACACTGCGACGAGGAAACAGCTACCGTTACCGCCGTCTCCACCATCACTGATTGTATTAGGGTAACTGCCCAGGACGGGGAGACCCTCACAGGTAACCAATGGGAGCGCATAACATGAAGTTCACAATGACCATAGGGCCCACCTTTAACGCCGCTTTTGAAGACGACCCCGACGAGCTGCCCCGGATCATACGAGACACCGCCGAGGGGCACTTGCGGGACGTCAACGGCAACAGAGTCGGGTCGTTCACCTACACACCCAACAAGGAGTCAACGCCATGACCATGTACCAAGTAACAACCCCATGGGGTATCGCCGATCATGTGGAATACATCGCCGAAGGTATCTATTCAGTGAGCACCCCCAGTCATGGCGGCATCATGCTGGACCACGACCGCGCGGACATGATCCCCGACGACATAGAGCCATTCTCAGGGGACCGCCGATTCTGGGAAGAGGACTCAGACTGGTGTGTTCCTTACTTGGTGTTCCGGGCAGACATGGCGCACTGGTCAGCCGTGAAGAACAACGGCCCCGAAGCTATGGCTCAGTACGCCATAGACGCCGCAACCGCACCCCACAACACAGATAAACGCGCCGTTTTGGCGAAACACTTAGAGGGATAATACAATGCTAAATGTAGAAAAGACCGACTTATTAAACGCATGCTGTTACCTTGCAAAGATTATTGAGAGAAGCAACCCCTTACCGATTCTGGAGAAGGTACATTGTACTGTTAAAGGTGACGTGTTGACGTTGCGGGTAACGGATACTGATAACCATGCGTATGTCAATGTGCCGATTGATGGCATAACCCCGCACCCTGATAGCTGGTTGCTTCCCTTCCAGTCGTTCATGAAGGCAATCAATGCTATTCCTAACGGTGCACAAATCACCATACAGGTGCTTAATGATCATATGATAGTGAGTGCAGGCAGCAGCAGCATGAAACTGCCCATCACGGATGCGGAAGAATTCCCTTTTGTCTGGAATTATGAAGTCATTTATTCAAATCAAATGCCAGCGCAGGCAATGCTCAATGCAGTGTCACGGATTCGACATGCGATATCAACAGAAGAAATTCGTTACTATTTAAACGGCATGTATTTTGAAACAACGGACGACGGTTTTATATTGGTTGCTACGGATGGCCACCGGTTAGGCTGGCAATCGGCACGGGTTACGAAGTCAACCGGGGAACTTGATAATAAGATAATCCCCCGGAAACCTATTGATGTATTAATATTTGCCCTCAAGAAATCAAAAGATGAACTGAAAACATCGTTTGCAGCGAGTCACGTTGATTTTGCATGGGGCAATTATCACCTTGTTTCAAAGCTTATAGACGGGACATTCCCTGATTATCGCAGAGTCATACCAAGGGACAACAACAACCAAGTCACAACCGACGCAGCGGTATTTTTGGAAACTGTTAAGCGGGTTGCTTCCATTGTCGAGAAAAATGCCAGTGTTAAATTAACGATCAAAGGATCAATGAAAATTGAAACAAGCGGTCCTGAAGGCCTTACCTCTTTTGAGGATATATCTATTGGCCATACCGGCGATGATATAGAAATCGGATTTAATGCTGCTAACCTGGTCGCGGCCCTTAATCAATGCACCGACTCTGTATTGCTTGAAATGAGCGACGCGACCGGCCCTATGTTAATTACCCAACAGGGTGACGAAAACGCCGGGTTTGTCTTAATGCCTCTGCGAATTTAATTGATTCACGCCCTGCCAGTCTTCGGGCTGGTAGTTGTGAGTTAACGTAACTGGAGGACACACACACCATGACTAATCATAAATGGGGCTTTGATGGCCAGGGTATCAACGACTACAGCGACGAATACAAACCCAGGGTCGCGACACTGACCACCCGGTACAAAAGCGCCGAGATTGGCACCTTATTAGCAGCCGCGCCGGACCTGCTAAAGGCGCTCGTTAAATCAGAGCAAAATATCATTCAGCTTTGTAATATGGTCAATCAGTTTGCCGGTTTTACTAAAGCGCACCCTGACGACTTCGCGGAACAAACCCGCGCCGCCATCGCCAAAGCAACCAAGGAGTCAAAGTAATGGACTACACCGCCACCTATTCCCCAGAAGATAATAAGCTCCGCCTGTACGCCTCTGAACGTCTGGACAAAGACGAGTTCACCCGAGTCAAGGACCACGGGTTCCGATGGGCACCAAAGCAGGGTTTATTCGTTGCCCCCATGTGGACGCCAGCCCGTCACGACTTCCTGACCGAACTTGCGGGGGAAGTAGGCGACGAGGACTCGAGTCTGGTCGACCGGGCGGAGGTTCGCGCAGAACGATTCGAGGACTACAGCGAGAAGCGGGCCAATGACGCACAGGCCGCAAGCGATGGAGTCAAAGCGATATCCTCGCACATACCTTTTGGACAGCCGATTCTTGTAGGGCACCATAGCGAAAAGAAGGCACGGAAGGACGCCGAGCGCATCGAGAACGGAATCAAAAAATCTCTTAAAATGTGGGAAACGTCCGAATACTGGGAACAACGCGCCGCCGGATCGTTCAAGGAGCAAGGCACCGGAGTCAACGTAGTACTGTTGACCATCAACGCGCCCGCCGCCCCCGTCGTAGCTACCGATCCCCACCAATACAACATGGAGTACTGAGCATGAGAGACCCCAGATACACCATAACCCGCGAATGGTGCGGGTACCGTAGACCTCGCCACGTCGTTCGGTTTTGTGGCGATTGGATCGCACAAACTGAAGACCTGGAACATGCCGAATTTATAGCGTCGTCGCGTGATAAAGCCCGCATGCTATCAAGTGAGCAATGCGCGGTGTTGTTCCGGTCCTGGTTTAATGACTTTTTGACTGTTACCAGGTTCGCGGAATATTACGAGTTCACCCTTGATGATGCTGCTAAGGTTATCGAATATGGCAGAGTTTCACATGAAGATGGAGTCACGTTATGAGAGACGTAACCGAAGCGGAGTTTAAGCAGTTCCTACGATCCCACCCAGGGCTTGATCCCCTGCCCATGATAGGCCGACTCATCAAGGGAGTCAGGTACCTAGACGAGCAAGGTAACGCCCTGGCCCAGTCGATGACCCGCAACCCCTCGGCACCCGCCAACGTGGTTATCATCCCCCGTTACGCTCTACTATAAGGAGACCCTGACATGAGAACCGAAACGCGCACCGTTTACACATTCGATGAACTGAACGACGAGACCAAAAGCAAGGTACTGGACAACTGGCGAAACAACGGAATCGACGCCGACCCGGAATGTATCTTCGATGATTTCGCCACCATATGCGAGTTAATCGGAGTCACCCTCGCCACGCGATCCGTCCCCTTGATGAATGGAGACACCCGACTAAAACCTATAATTTATTATTCCGGTTTTTCAAGCCAGGGGGATGGCGCCTGTTTTGAAGGGTCGTACTCATACCGGAAAAACAGCGTAAAACTACTAAAAGCATACGCGCCACAGGACAGCGAGTTGCTCCGCATAGTAACCGACTTACAACGAGCACAACGCACCGCATCTTACCAACTAGACGCCACCATGAGACACTCAGGGCATTACTCTCATGCTATGTGTGTGAGTGTAACCGTGGACAGGGGCGGGCGCTACTGTGACGTATCGGACGACCAGATGGACACTATAACTGAACTCATGCGCGATTTAGCAAACTGGCTATATTCACAGTTGGAGAAAGAATACGAATATGCCAACAGCGACGAGGCCATAACCGAAACCATCCTTTGCAATGAATACGAATTTTACGAGGACGGGAGTCTGGTGTGATGAGTATCCCCGATCTACCCCCCAATTGTAACAGTTGGATCGTTGTTAACAGGGCGACGAATCAAGCCGCCCTGGAAACCTCAAGTCGTGACTTATTGGAAAAGATAAACTTGAAAAACTACAAGATCGTAACTGCGTTGGATTGGCTTGTGTCTCTGAACGCATAACAACCCACACCCGCGATGTATCGCCGCTATCCCCGGAGCCTTAACAGGTGGCCGGGGTGAAAGGGTGAAAGAGAGGTACACCATGACCCGTACATAATAGGGTTATTACCATCAAGCGACACCAATCGCACCGAGCCGGGAGCCTTAACAGGTGGCCCGGCTTTTGGGTATCATCAACCAACCAAAAGGGTTTAGACCATGATTAAATTTGACATCAAAAATAGATTTTCCGGTGACGTTCAATTTACCGCTGAAATTGATTGTAAAAAATCAGATACCACAGCCGTTAAAACAGGTTTAGCTGTTAAATGGGCTATTTCCACACGCGCAAATCTGCAAGGCGCAAATCTGCAAGGCGCAAATCTGTATGGCGCAAATCTGGAAGGCGCAAATCTGGAAGGCGCAAATCTGGAAGGCGCAAATCTGGAAGGCGCAAATCTGGAAGGCGCAAATCTGAGCGGTGCGTATCTGAGCGGCGCCAATCTGGAAGGCGCCAATCTGGTACGCGCAAATCTGAGCGGCGCCAATCTGAGCGATGCCAATCTGCGCGGCGCAAATCTGGTACGCGCAAATCTGGTACGCGCAAATCTGCGCGGCGCAAATCTGGTACGCGCAAATCTGGTACGCGCAAATCTGTATGACGCAAATCTGTATGGCGCAAATCTGGTACGCGCAAATCTGGAAGGCGCAAATCTGGAAGGCGCAAATCTGGTACGCGCAAATCTGGAAGGCGCCAATCTGAGCGATGCCAATCTGGTACGCGCAAATCTGGTACGCGCAAATCTGGAAGGCGCCAATCTGCAAGGCGTAAATCTGGTACGCGCAAATCTGGAAGGCGCAAATGGTGATAGAAAATACATTAAATCAATGCAAATTGAAACATATTCAATCACCTATA